GATAAAGCGCAAATAGAAGTAAGGCCTGGGGTTGGATAAAGAGCAACAACCCCTCTAGAGCCTTGAGCTTTAGTTGGGTCTACTTCAGGATAGAAATTAATACATTCCTGAGCATCTTGGTAAATGCTAGGTGCTTCATACGATGCGCCAACAAAGCCAAAATCTGCCATTTTTTAGCCTTATCTAAAGAAACCGCCTGATAGAATCCAGCCTGCATCCTTTGCCCTTCCGACCAGCATAGAATCAGGATAAGTCGCAGCAGCAATAGGTCGCATATTAGTGCGCTTAATAGTTGATTTCGATTGATTTGCATAAGCATTAATCATCTGAATCTGAGTAGCTGACGCTTTGCCATACATAGGCATTAATCGTTCAGCCAAGTTCCAACGCAAAGCCATTGAATAACCTTGTGGAAGCACAATTTGGTCATACAAAGTTTCATAGTTGCTAAAAATAGTAGTAGCAAATAAGTGCATTTCACCTTGAGCTGGGTTAGGCCATACGAATAAATTGCCTGTTTCAGCGTTAGGGTTGTAATACAAAGCTTTAGGCCAAGGGCCATTTAATGTCTTTAGACCAATTAAGTTGTAATTATCAAGACTTAAAACAGATACTTGATAGTCTAGACCGCCATTAATAATAGGCTGACCGTTGCTATTAGTGTTAATACGGACATAAGCTTGGTCAATATATAGCGGTTTTTGATAGTAAGCAGTAATAAGCTCAGAACTTACAGGGGTTGCATAAGTAATATTTAGCTCATAAGTCCCTACTTCATTGACATTACCACCAGCGCCTGTTAAAAACTGAACAATCTTAGTGCCAGGAGTAATGCCTGTTCCGCTTAAAGTCTGCCCTTGGGCTACTGCACCGCTAGAAATACCAGTTACAGTTAAAACATTGCCTGTAATTGAGCCTGTAAATTGAGCGCCTACATAGTTAGCAGTTGAAGGGGTTGGCCCAATAGTGTATTGAACTTGCCCTGCAATCAATGGGAATATTATTTCAGTCGTGTTATAGACCATCATATCCTCATTAGACCATTGGTCTACAAGGTCATTAAGCATATCAAAAGCATCTTGAGCAGCATCAGGAGTTGGAGTTTCCCCTGCTTCTAAAGCGCCAATATCTTTTAATGCCCTGCTAATAATATCAATAGGAGCTGTCATTTTATTGTCCTGGTATAAAGGTATCAGCTAACCAGGGAAACTCAACCTTGTGGTTGCTATCCATAGCTTTTAATTGAGCTTCTAGATTAGATTCTACTGCTTCTTTATCAATCCAATCAATTAAATTTTGTTCTTTAATTTTCTCAAAAGGAAGATTTACTCTGCCTTCAGGAAAATTGAAATTGCCTTCATGCTCTACTGTATTTTTGTCATCAGAAGCGGTTACAAAGTATTTAACACCTTTGCAGTCTGAAAATAGCTCTAATATTTTCCAAGTAATCATATTAATCCGCTGGTTGTGCTGTATTGCCCTGCGCTACCCATGCTAAGTATGCTTGGTAGTCGGTGTTGGCTGGGTCGAATGGGATAGAAGCACCATCTGATAGACGTATTACAGTATTTGATGCACCAAAAATAGGATTGTCTTTTACTAATTTATACATTTTATAACTCCGCAGAAACTTCTAAATAAGCAGAAGAATTATTATTTGAAATAACAGCAGAACCCACTAAAGTAGGAGTAAATCCTGTTCCTGTAAAATCTATAGTCATCATATCTGGGCTTGAACGATTTGTCGCTAGTGTTGAAAAACCAATAATAGAAGAACCAGCATACACAGCAACATTGCTTACTGCTATTGTAGGATTTGTTCTCATAGTCACAGGAGTTTTTCCAAATAAAGTGGCGTTTGAAGAGCCAGCGGTAATTGCATTTGCTAAATAAGTATATGGGTCACTAGCTTTATTTCTCCAATAATACCGTTGGCAAAGTGCTAATTCAGTTCCATAAGGTCTGTAATCAAAGCTAGTAGCTGAACTGCCTACTTCTAGTTGAACTCCTGTGATGTAGAAAGTTGCACCGCTTGTGCCTACTACGGATGTTGCGCCTGTGGCTGTCCAATTGTTACTGGAATTCCAAGCGCCAGCAGTTCCACTAAATGAAGAACCAGCACCAAGACCAAAGTTTAATTGCAAACCACTTGTATTATTTGTTGCCCATGTGCCAATTGTATCTCCAGCAATTGTTACGCTAATTGAAGTCCAAGTGTTTGCTGAACTGACTGTGTAAGCAAATGGATAAGAACGATTACTAGAACCGTTTTGAATTGAACCGCCAAAAGTGCCAGTTAATGAACTGTAAACTTGAAACGATAAAGTAACTGTTTTAGCGTTGGCAGTTCCCCAAGCTAAATCGGCAATATTAAAGCCTTCAATACGCTGAAAAAAAGCAAATACATCTCCACTTCCAACAGCATAAGCAGAAGATGATGTAAAGCCTAAATAATTTGTAAATCCAACTGGCGGTGTTACCGCACCAGCGTTTTGTTGCCAAGTTCCTTTAGAGCTTTGTGAACCATAGTAATACCATCTATCGACAGTATAGTTACTTGCTCCTGTTCCACTAGCACCAGCATTTCTTTGGTCAATCTGCATTTGTCCGTTGATGATGCGGTTCTTAAATGCAGTAGTAGGAGTTACTTGGTTAGAGCTTACTGCTCCGTTATACATTGGCGTAGTAATGCCAGCACTTCCGTCTAAAATTAGGCTCATATTATTTTCCTGTCGCTTCTAATTGTGCTTGTGTAGGCTGTGGATTGCTATTAGTCCAAGACTTTATATAGTCGCCTTTTCCATCACTATCGTTTTGGAGATGGATAGTAGTCAAGAAGTCAACATCCTTTAATGTAGGATAAATTGCGAGAATTTGATTGTATAGTGACATTATGCGCTCCTAACCATTGCACCGTTGAAGTATGTCGAATATGTGTTTCCAGCATCTAATTGACCACCTGTTGCGCCATTAAAATAAGCATAAACTTCAAAATAATCCGTAGTGCCATTTGCATAAACTATTGTTGAAACAGAAGCAGAAACAAGTGTGTATGTCATTCCAGTAACACGAACTTGTTTGTAAACTGCACCATTTTTATATATTGATGCACCAGCCCATGTTGGGTTTATAGTAACTGCATCAAAACCTAAAACTGTGTTTAATTGATAATAACCAGCAACAGTTGGTGTAAATCTAGATGAAGAAAAATTGGTATTTGTGTCAAATTCTTTTGTATCAAATGTTACTTTTGTCCAAACATTATTTGAAATTCCAGTTTGAGTAACAGAAGGATAAGCACTAAAAGCAGGAGCACCTACTTGAGTAGAAACACCAGTAGGGCCTACTGTCATAATGGTTGTGCCATTAGACTGTAATTGAATAATTCCTGAAGTATCAGGAGTAACAAGTAAACCACTTGAAGTGCTGGCATTTATTGTTGTTGCCATCTTAAACTCCTAATGCAGAAATCTCATCTGCTGTTAATCCTAATGCTGTTAATTTAGCAATAGCGGAAGCCTTATTTGTTGCCGCAGTTGCCTGTTCAGTTGCTTCATCTGCTTGCATTTGTGTCAGTTTGGCCTGTGCGGCAGTAGCATCGTATGAAACTGGATTGTCGTTAGCATCAAAAGCATCTGTTCCACGAATAATAACTACTTGTGGATTTAAAGCACGAATAGCTTGGTGTAAATCAATCATGCTGCAATCTCCAATAATGTAATTGTGGAAGGCATACTGTTAAGCTGAACATATACAGCTGCCACGCTTGCATTTTGATTAGCAAATTGTGTTTTATATGTAATAGCAGAAGTTGTTGCTGGTGAATCTAAATAATTAAAAGCAGCTGTAAAATAATTATTTGCAGTAGCGTTATATCCTAATTGATAATTAAATACTTGCAAAGAACTGCCATTTTTTACAAGTTGTAATGTAATCCTATTGGGTGAAGTTGTAGTAATTCCACATTCTGTATGACTAATTAAAATTAATATTTTACTTGTATTAAATTTGGGTGTAATTGTCGCAGTTAATCCAGTATCAGCAAAAGAAGTCGATGATGAACTTGTTTGTGTCGAATAAACTGCTTGAACCACTTGAATAACACCACCTGATTGTGGATTAGCACTAGATAATAGTGTTCCTGTTCCGCTAGGTAGTGTTAGCGTATTTGTATAAGTATCGGTAGGGACTAAAGTAGAAGAACCTGAAGTTGCTCCGTTTATTTGTAATGGCATTATAGAATCACCCATTTAGAGCCACTAGGAATAGTGACTGTTTTTCCTGATGCGATAGTTACAGGGCCAGCAGACATTGCAGAGCTTCCTGTAGGAATTGTATAGCTTGTGCTTACTGTTTGATTATTAACATATAAACCGTTAGAAGCAACATGAACTGGAGAAGTCAATGCGCCTATTGAGGGGTTGTATTGATATTCTGTAGAGCTTGTGTATACAGTTGTTAATGTTCCGCTTGTAGCAGATGAAAACAAAGGATAGCGAGTAGCATTAGTAGTCGTATCGTCTGTAATTGTTGCGCCACCAGTAAAGTTTACCCATGTAGGAGCAGAGCCAACTCCGTTTGATTGCAGAATTTGACCGCTTGTTCCGTAAGAGCTTGCAAAGCCAACCGCACCGCTAGGATTGATTGCCATTGCATCTGAACCATTATTTACAACAAAACGGATGTAGTTTGATGTTGTAGTTCCGATAGCCAAGTCTGCGCTGGCAGAAGTCAAATACACCATATTAGGTGCATTAAAACTAGTTGTTCCTGCTGTTCCTGTCCAACCACTACTATTCATACCAAAGTCACCATAATAGGTGGTTGGTGTGCTGTTGTTATTGTTTACAACATAATCAGTAGAAGCAGAAGAACCAGTATTGGTGTTCTGCATAATAATTTGGTTGTAATTATTAACGCTTGAAGTATATGAGGCAAAAATATTTACATCAGCAGAAGTAGAAGCCAATGTTCCATAGCTAAATGCGCCAGTTGTGGAAGAACCAGTAATGCTTGCTGTTGCTGCTACTGTTCCTGAAGATAAGCTAGTAGCAGTAGCAGCACCCAAAGTAGGTGTTACGAATGTTGGGCTGGTAGCTAAAGCAACGACTGTTCCACTTCCTGTTGTTGAATAAGAAGTTCCCCAAGCTGTGCCTGTAGAGTTTGCAATACCAGCGCCAGGATAAACTTGTGGGCTAGCAGTAGCATTAATAGTGATTGCTGCTGAACCGTTATAGGTCGTTCCGCTACTAAAAGTGATATTTGAGCCAGCCGTTAAGCTGTATAAATTTCCACCAAGAGATACACCGCTAATAGTGCTATTTGCCAGTTGTGCATTTGTAATAGTTCCGCTTAAAGCAGTAGTAGGAATGGTTGTGGAAGCTGTCATAGCTCCAGTTCCATTTCCATATACATAGCCAGCTAAAGAAGAAGCCCCTGTGCCACCGTAGGAAGCCCCTATGACGCTTGCGTTCCATGTCCCTGCAGTTAGTGTTCCAACTCCTGTAATGCCTGTGTATGAGCCTGAAATCAAGCTAGAAGCGATAGTTCCGCTAGTAATCTGACTAGCTGCAATAGCAATAGAAGTTGAGCCTGAAGCTGTTAACTGACCTTGAGCATTTACGGTATAAGTAGGGACTGTTGAGGCTGAACCAAATGAGCCTGTTGTTACACCAGTATTAGTGATGCTAAATTGGAAACCAGTAAGGGTTAACCCTGTTCCTGCTGTATAAGTAGCAGAAGTTGTAAATTGTGACCAAGTATTAGAAGTTACTCCAATAGTTCCACCAGCTTGTGCGGTGCAAAACCATGCTCCACCAGCTTGCGTTCCATACTCAATAAAGGTAATGGCACAAATTAATTCATTCCAAGTGCTTGCATCTAAAGACCTAGACCAAGCTCCTGAAGCAACAATATAAATACCGTTTTGTGCGCTTGTAGATTGGTTTTTAACAAGAACTCTATCCCCTACTGATACTGCATGACCATCAATAGTTTGAGTGCCTGATAGTGTTAAATTTGTAAGGGAAGCTGCTACGCAAGGTTGTTTCCAACTAATGCCTGCTGCATAAGACTGTAATGCCAATAAGTTAACAATATCACTAGGATTTACTGGTTGGGTTGAAATTTGACCAGTAGTTGTGCTGATGCTAGTAAAAACCCCTGTAGAGGGGCTTGTTGAACCGATTGGAGAGCTATCTAAAGTGCTATTAGTAATCGTTAGCCCTGATTGAATAGGGCTAACGGTAGCGTAAAATGGCTCACCCTGACCAATAAAAGTCTGAAAGTTTCCATAAACATCAAAATAAGCTTGAACTGGAAGTAAATTCTGAACAGTTGAATTGGCAGGATTAGTCATATATGCCTTTAAAACGCAGTCGCAGTAAATACTAATACATCATTAGCAGACATTGGGCTTGAAGTTCCTGAAGTAATACCAAAACTAGCAATTGTTGCGCTAGTAGTTGTATATGCAGTTTGTTGTAAAAACAAAGCTGTTCCTTGAGTAATATCCCAACCTTGAAGAACCCAACCATGAGCAGCAGTAGGCAAAGAAATAACACCTGAAGATGCTCCACCAGCACCAACAACGATAGAAAAAGCTGCTGTGCTTGAAGCGGTAATAGTAGGACTAGTGCCAAATCCTGAAGCAATAGTAGGAGCAGTTGTAGAGTAAATTAATGCTCCATTTGCCCCTAAAATGTTTTTAAAATTTAAGCTAGTAAATGTCCCTGCTGCTGGGGTTGTTCCACCAATAACAGAGCTATCAATAGTTGCGCCATTAATAACATCAGTATTTAAAGGTGGAGAGAAAAACTGACCACCTGGGCCAACAAGCCCTAGACATTGCCCTGCCGTATTAAATTCTGCTTGAACAGGGACAATGTTTTGGGTTGAAGTTGAAGCTACTTGATTTGAGCTCATTAGGAGATTCCTTCCCCAGGTGTGATTTCAACGCTAGTAGCTGCGCTGGCTATAAACCAAGCATTTGGTGGAATGGAGCTAAATACACCAACACCACTTGCAGGAATAGCAAGCACATTCATTACTGGTGCGCCAGCAGACGGAGCTGTAGCCACAGGGGTAACAGTAGCGTCAGAAGGCTCTTGAGGAGCCCAGCCCACATGAACTAAGCTAGTAGTCAAGTTAACAATGCGATAGCCTGATGGATATACATTGTTTGAAGCCTTAACTTGAACTGGCGAAGTTCCAACTTGATAAGTTGCCCCAAAAGGAGCAAATGCTGAGTTATAAGCCATTTTTTACTCCTTAAACTGCTGTCGCAGGCAATGAACCTTCAGGTCGAATAATTTGCATTACATAGTTACCAGTTACAGGAGTTGCGCTTGAGCCTGAAATATTAGCAAATTGAATTTGAATAGTATTGGCTGCGGTTGCTTCTGCTTCTGCATATACGATGCCAGCGGTTTGTGTTCCTACTAATCCAACAACAATAATTTGGTCAGTAGACTGGATGCCCTGAACAGTAAATGTTTGGTTAGATGAAGTAGAAGAAACTGCTGATGGTGCTAAAGGTGCTGAAATGTAGAAAGTGCTAATTGCATTTCCACGAGCTAGAGTGGTGCTTGGCATGATTTTTTCCTTTAAATAAGGTGATTCAATTATATGATATTCAAGAAAAAAAGCCACACTTTTTGGGCATGGCTTTTTCCTTATGGCTAGTTATTACTTACTGAGTTACGCTGAAGTCATAACCATAAATGTAGGCATCAAAAGTTCCTACTACACCTGACGCTGTGCCAACATAAACATACAAGTTTTGTGCTGAGAAAGCTAAAGTGCTTTCATAAGCAGAAACAACTTGAGTTCCCAAAGGAGTTGTTAAGTTAGCAAGAGTAGTTGAAGCAAATACTTCTGTGCCTGAACCACCTGAACCACCTGGAGCTGTGTAAATAGAAGCTACTGTAGAGCTTTCATTTGCAGTTGCGCCACCGTTATTAGCGTTTGTGAAAACAACGCTAGTAGGCAAGTAGTTATTGGTGTTGTTCAATGGAATTGCTGTTGAGCCAACGAAGTTCGAATTTACACCACGAACAACTGCCAACAGGCGGAGAGCCTGAACGGTAGAAATATTCGATGGGTGAAACGAAGTGGTGACTGCTGGTCCTGGATTAGACATAATTAGTTTCCTTTCTTTATCCGTTAATTATTAAGCTGCTACTCGGCAAGCGAGTTCAGGATAGAGAGGAGCCCAACCGTAGAGCACATCCACACGAGTAGGAATGGAGTCATTGTTAATGGTGTATTGACGCACAACACGCATTGACAGACCAATTTCCTTGTCGCTTGCACGACCTGCGAAATGAACACCTTCAGGCAACTCAAGGTCAGCCATAGCCATTGTGTAAGCATTGCGGTGCATAACAATGTTCTGTGGAGATACAACACCGTTACCGCTTGCGTTGTATTGGCTTGCGAAGAATGTTACAGCAGCAGAGCTAGCTGGGTTAGGGATGCTTACGTTTTGGAACTGACCGCCATAAATAACAGCAGGAGAAACAGTTACAGAAACGCTTGAACCTGAAGCTACAGAAACAGCAGACTTAACTACGAATGAACGGAGTTTGTTTGTGCCGTAAGCTTGACGGTTTTGTGGGTTAACTGCATACACACCAGCGATTTGGAATGTATCACCAGCGTTCAAGTTGATTGTGCCTGTATTAGCAGCAGTCAAAGTGATTGTTGATGTTTGAGCCCAGCCACTATTCAAGAAACCAGTTGCTGTAGATGTATTTACAGAAGCAGTTACAGTTGAAGTAGAGAAGTTACCGAAAGTTTGGGACACAATGTTTTGGTCAAGTTTCCAGTTCATACCGCCTGAATCACGACCCATCAAGCCTTTTTCGTATTGCATACCGATTTTGTCGTTAGGAACGAAAAGACCTTTCAAACTGTCAACGATAGTCGCAGATGTAAACGGCTCAACGATACAGCTTCTACGACCATCACGAGGAGCACCTTCAGAATCAAGGTAAGCCTGTGCGGATAGGTATGTATACAAACCAGTTGGAGGAGTGCCTGCTGTGCCAACGATGTTAGCTGTATTCAAAGCTGCTGTAGTTGTGCC